TCGATCCAGCCGCGCAACTGTGCATTTCCTGCGCGCGCGGTTAGCCGGGGACCTCGACCCGCGCAAAGACCCCCGCGCCGTATTTGGCCGACACCTGCGCCACTTCAAAGGCGAAAGCGCCGCTGATTCCATCGGCCGATTTCTGCACGGTTGAATAGGTGAATGCCGGGGCGCTCAATACCTCTTCGCGCCGGATCGCGTCGCCGCTCAGCACGCGCAAAATATACTGCTCGCTTTCTTCACCCAAGGGCACGTCCGGCGTATCCCACCGATCCCCATCAATGCGTGTGCGTCGGATCCATGTCGCATGCGTCAGCCCGCTGCTATCGGTCACGGCGCGCAGATGGGCCGGGCTGTAGGGGCGCAGACCGACCCCTTCAAACGCAATCACGGCGTGTTGATAGCTGGGATCGTCCACCGCCCGCCCTGCAGGGCCGATCCGGTAATGTCGCGCGCGTCCGCGCTGCCCGTCGGCCAGATCAATCTGCCCCGGCGTCCCGTCCAGAAACACCAGAAAACTGCCCTCGGGCCAGGGGGCCTTTTGCGCCGATTCCGTCCCCAACTGCCCGCGCAGGCGGTGCCCCAGCAGATAGGTGTTCTCTGCCACCAAAGGCGCGTCGCGGAACTGGATCAGCTCCCACCCCTCGGGCGTGCCATCGCCAATCGCGGCCAGGTTGGCCCCGGCCAGAAACGCCGTGTCATCGACGCTTTCCAATTGCCCCGACAGCATGCGCACCAGCATGCCGTCACCCCGGTCGATCAGTCCCGCACAGGCCGCAGGCAGGGCGGTTTCCAGCACGCCAACGCGCGCGCGCGCCTCGACCAGCTTGTTCAGTTGATAGTTCGCGTCGCTGGCTGACGCATAGAGAGCGACCGACCCCGGCCAGGGCTGTGCCGTGACCGCCAGATGTGGCGCATGCGGCACCTCGTCGCCATTCATCAACGGCAGGTCCAGAAACAGCGGCATCACCGGCACGGGTGGCACGAAGGGGCGCACCACGGGCGGTTCCTCGGCAATGTCGACGGGGCGATAGCTTTCGGGTTCGATGCGCACGCCCTCGATCTTTTGCGCGTTGCCCATCTGCTCGACCCGGTCGATGCGGAACAGGCCCTTGCCCCCCGCCTCGGCCAGGCTCAGGACATCGCCCGCCCCCAGCGCCAACCGCGAGGGCGGCAGGGTCAGGCGCACGGTATCGCGCGTGACCCGCGCCTCTGACAGCCAGCGTTCGGTCACCGCGCGCCCCTCGGCCCGCGTCATCGCCAGCGGCAATTCCGAGGTGGACACCGCATGGGTGGCGTCATCCGGGATGATCGCCTCTTCGGCGATCGCCTCGAAATCGCCATCGGCCTGGATGAAACGCAGCCGCACCCGGCCCGCAATCTCGGCGGCACCTGCACGGGTTTCCTCCAGCGATGTGTTGCTTTCGGTGTCGCGCACCAGCAACCCTTCGCCGATATGCGCATCCGCCAGACCGTCGCGCATCCGAAACTGCAAGCGGCCCTCACGCTCGACCGCATCAAAGCCGTATCGCAGCATCAGGGGTTGTAGCGCGGCGCGCGCCTCGCTGACCTGTTCGACGGTATAACCGCGCACATAACCGTGCAATTGCGAGGTATCGACATCGCCCAGCCCGCTGCGCGCCGCAATCTCCTGCACGACCGAGGCCAGCGTGCGTGCCGCCGTGCGCCCGGTGATCCAGTGGCCCCGCGAATAGTTGCCGCCGTCCTCCCACAGCCCCTGATTGTTGGGGAAAAATGGAAACGGGCGCGCGTCCCAGGCCCAGACATGGGCGTGGTCCATGTCGATCATCGCGCCCTCATACTCGATCGAGACGGGATTGTGCACCGGGTCGGTCCAGTAGTCGCGTAAGGCTCGCAGATACTGAAGCTGGATCAGGTCATCGCGCCGCCCGGTCGAGAAATGCGGTGCCGAGGATTCCGAGGATTTCGCATCCAGAAACTTGTTCGGTTCATTCGTGCCCTTGTCGATCGCCGGACATCCGATTTCGGTGAATCTGATCGGCTTGGATTGCGGAATCCACGCCGACGGCGCGTTGCTGCGCGCGCCGTCAATCCGGTCGTGATGCGTGTTCAGCCACCAATTGCGGATGTCCTTGTAGCGATAGACCCAAGGCTCTCCATACGCTCCGTCCGTGATCGGCGTGCGCCGTTGCGAAACCCGCGCCTCGGGCGAATGATAGAACCAGTCGTAGCCTTCGCCGCCCTCGATATTGGCCTTCAGGTAGTCGAGGTTATAGATCGCGCCCCAATTCGCATCGGCATGGTCCCGCCCCTCGCGCCAATCGGACAGCGGCATGTAGTTGTCGATCCCGACAAAGTCGATGTTGTCATCCGCCCACAGCGGATCGAGGTTGAAAAAGCTGTCGCCGCTGCCATCCTGCGGCTGATAGCCGAAATATTCGGACCAATCGGCGGCATAGCCGATCTTTACGTCCGACCCGAGAATGGCCCTCACCTCGGCGGCGAGATCGATCAGGGCCGCGACCGCGGGAAAGCTGTTTCCGGCTCCCCGGATCTGCGTCAACCCGCGCATTTCCGATCCGATGCAGATGCTTTCGACGCCGCCCGCCGCCTTGCACAGCGCGGCCATGTGCAGGATGAACCGCCGGTAACCCCACTCATCCGGGCCGGAATAGGCCACAGGGCTGGCGGCGGTGGTGCCACTGCCAGGGGTCAGCAGATCGAAATAGTTATTCTCGCGCCGTCCAAGGCCACCTAGATACCCTTGGTCACCCATTTCTGTATTGCCATCCGGTACGGGATCACCGCCAACCGCGAAGTCGCTGGCCGACGCTGTGCCAAAGAACGCAGCCACCTGCGCTTCGGCACTTGCGGTGCCGTCCGGGCTACCGGCCTGACCGGGTGCCTTGCTCAGCGTGATGCGCCCACGCCAGGGCAGGGGCGGCTGGCTGTTGGCGTCGCTATAGGGATCGGGCAAGGTATTCCCGGCCAATTGATCCATCAGGATAAAGGGATAGACCATCACATCCTGCCCGGCATCCTTCAACGCCGCAATCGCCTCCAGAACGGATGCGTCGGTGGGGGTGCCGCCATAGACCGGCTGCCCCTCTCCATCCAGTGGCACCTGAACCGCCGTGGTACGGGTCAATCCTGCCACGGACCATGGCATGTTCGCTGCATCAAATCCCTTCTGCTCGACCTTGGGGCGCAGGTTGCATTCCCCGCAGCGCAGATCATCGCCGAACCAGCTGACCACCAGGGACGTGCTGCCGCAGGCCGGCAATTCCCCCTGCATTGTCTCCAGTGAGGTCGCGAAATCGGATTTTCCCGACGGCGTGTTCACATTAACCAACCCGGTGGAACCGGGGCCGAAATTCATTGTCACCGGGGTTGTCGCCAGCGCATATTCCCCGCTGCCAGGCAGCAGGGCAACAGCCTTGACCCCACGCACAGGGTCCAGATCGGCGCCCTCCTGATCCGGTTGGGCGGGGCGTGATACTTCGAATGTGAACTGGGGCACGCGATTGCCATAGGTCCCCAGCGCCAGGTCCTCGATCACCACGTAGGCCGTCCCGCGATAGGCTGGCACGGTGCCCGCACCCTCGACGGCCTCGATCTTGGCGTCGGGCAGTTGATCGGCTGTGCCGCGATAGACCCGCATCACCAGATCATCGCGCGCAATCTCGTTGCCATCGGCCCAGACCCGGCCGACATGGCTGATCTCGCCCTCGCAGAGCGCAATCGCGACACTGACGGAATAGCTGTATTGCCGCGTCTTGGGTTGCGATGCCCCCCCCTTGCCGCCACCGCCGCTGGTCGTGACCTCCTCGCGAAACTCGGTTGCCCAGATGATCTGACCGGCCACGCGCATCCGCCCGTAGACCTGCGCAATCGCGTCCCCCTCGCCGGACCCGGTCAGGCGCAGACGGTTGGCCCGCCCGCTTTCGACCACATCCGCGCCTTGACCCAGCAGCCGCTGGTCAATGGAGCGCCCGATAATGCCACCCGCAAACCGACCCGCCGCCGCCATCGACAGGCCCAGAACCGTGCCCCCAAGCGAACCGCCGATGGCCGCGCCTGCGGCACTCAATAAAATCGTCGCCATTATCTGCGCTCCTCTGGAAAGGTGAACCGCGCAACAATGCGCCGTCGCCAGGGCGTGCTCAGCGGGCTTTCGACCACCGCATGGCCCGAATAGGCGTGAATGAATGTGGCCTGAGCGCCGATTTCCCCGGCAATCCCCAGATGCTTGGCCACAGCGCCGTCCCGCATGCGAAACAGCACGACGTCGCCGGGGGCCTCGTCGGTCAGGGGCTTGGGCACCAGATGGCGCTGCGCCGCTGCCCACAGCGCCTCGATGCGCGCAGGCTCGGACCAGTCCATCGAATAGGCTGGCGGTGTCTCAGGCTCGCTGCCCAAAACCTCGCGCCAGACGCCGCGCAACAGGCCCAGACAATCCGTGCCCGCCCCTTTGAGCGACGCCTGATGGCGATAGGGCGTGCCGATCCAGCCGCGTGCGGCGCTGACAATGCGCGCGCTCATGACCGACGGCTCCCGCCGTTCAGTGCACCGGATTTTTGCGGATCTGAAACCGACCAGTCATCGCCTGGTATGTCGGGGAAACCCTGATAGTTCATAAAGTTCTCGAATTTCAACCGGCAGGTCACAGCGCGCTTGTCGCACCCGGCCTCAAGGCGCAGCAGATCGCCCGCGCGGACATCCGCGCGCAACGGCTGCCACAACTCGATCACGCGGTCGCCGCCTTGGGCCGTGTCGCGCTTCACCACTCCGCTCAGACCCTTGGCCGCACCGTCCAGCGCGATCAATCGCCCATGTTGAAACCAGCCGTCGTCAAATCCACCGAACGCCTGAAATGCAAACCGCTGGCGGTCCTTGATCTCAACCGCCGCCAGTTCATTGGAATAGCCCAACGTGCTCATATCAAACGCGCAGGCCCGATCCCCCAGAACAGCCGAGCATGGCTTCTGAAAGATCCGCCCCATCGGCCGGTTCAACGCTTCGGTCAGCCCGCGCAATTCCGCCTCGAACGCCCCGCCCGAGCGGCGCAATTCCCCGATCAGTCCGCGAAACTGCAATTGTCGCTGGCTCACGTCCCGCCAATTGACCAGCCAGGCCCGAATTTCGGCCCCGTCATAGCGCCCCGCGTCAATGTCGTCTTCGCGAATGGCTGCATCACTCAGCGCGCCGACTGCCTCGGTATTGTCCACCGACAGGCCGGTACTTTGCTGCAATGCCAGCGCGCTCAGGCCGGTGTCCGCGCGAAACTCGACCCCGCCAAAGGCCAGACCGCAATCGTGATCGGTAAAGCCCAGAATCACGCCATCCGTGCGCTCCAACTCCCAACAACGGCAGGTGGTGGTGATTCCACTGGCCAGATGCGCCGCCAGCCCCGGCTCCAGCCCGCTCATACCCGGATCTCCACCACCGGCACGCTGGGCGCGTCGCCTGCCTGAAAACTGGCCACGCTGGTCTGGATCCGGTCGGTGTCAAATCGCACAGGCACGTCAAATTCATAGCCTGCGGTGATCTTCTCGGCGGCATTTGGGGGGTGCGCAAAGGTAATGATCCCGGTGGTCGCGTCCACCTCGTAGTGCACGCCCACCTGCTGCTCATCCCCGCCGATCCCGATCCGCACGGATCCCGCGACCGGCTTGGCAATAGGCCGGGCATAGCTGTGCGCGCCCGAACGATAGATCTTCATCAAGGGAAACACCGCCGTCACGTCATCGCCAATCGCGATCACCTGATCGTCATAGGCCGGCTCGCGCAGCGCCCCGCCCGATTTGTAGTCGGCCCAGTCCTTCCAGCGAAAGCCGTGCAACTGCCCCTGACGCGCCTCGAAGAACGCAATCAGCGCCTCGATGTCGTCCAGCCCACGCATGGCGACTCCAGCGTCATAGCGCCGGCGCGAATGTGCCCAAGGCGTGTTGCGTTCTTCGTATCCATTGGCCAGCGTGACAACATCGGCCAACCGCTGAGGTCCCCCGACCGAGCCAAAGCTAAGGTTGGCTGGAAAACGCACTTCATGAAAACCCATCTTACTGCTCCCCGGTTAATTAACGATTGCGCTGCCCGCGCCCGATGGCCCGGCTCAACTGGGCGGCGATTTGCCCCTGCGAGCGTTGAAAGCTGCCCGAGTCCGGCGTGGAAATGTTCATCACCACATTCACCGCGCCGCCCCCGCCGCCCGCGCGCACGCCCAGCTTGCCATCGGCCCCGCGTGCCAGAGGCATGATCGCCTCGGGACCAGCCTCGCCCATCAACCCGGTGCCGCCGCGCATCGGAAACGTCACCGGCCCGCTGACGACCCCACCATTGGCAAAGGGTTGCACGCGCCCCTGGGCGAAACTGGCCCCGTTGGCAAACGGCAACAGCCCACCGACCAGCGCGCCAACCCCATTGGCCAGCAATCCGCCCACATGATCCGTGACCGGCTTCACGGCGGCATTGAACGCCGTGTTGATCATGGAATTCGCCAGCGAATCCAAAGCCGTGGACAGGCTGTCGCCATCCACCACCGCGCCCTGTATCGCCCGGCGCAGGCCCCGGCTCATCCCGCGGTCCAAGGTCTGCACGTCATAGCCGGTCTGCTCGAACGTGCCCTTCATCCGGCTCAATTCGGCATTGAACGCCGCCGCCATTTCTGTCGCGGCGGAAAACGAGCCGTCCAACGCCTCGACCTGCGCGTCCAGCGCGTCCAGGTTTCCGATTTCATCCATCACTCTCTCCTCGCTTGTCGGGATAGGCCGCCATCAATGCCTCCAGCCCGTCGCGGGCCAGCGGCGCGGCACCTTTCGCCTCGCCCAGCATCAGCCGCAGCTCGGCAGGGGTCAGCGCCCAGAATTCCACCGGGCGCAGGCCCAGCCCCTTCAGCCCGGCCTGCATCAGAGCGGGCCAGTCAAACCCGCTCATGCGCCCTCGGGCAGCATGAAGGCCCGCGCCAGCAGTTCCGCCGCGGCGCGTGCCGCTGCCAGCGGCCCACCGGCGATATCGGCGGCAATCAAATCCGCCGCCGACCCGCTCCAGCCCCCCCCGCGCAGGCCCGCGACGATCAGGGCCAGAACGTCGCGCGTGGAAAACCCACCCGCCTCGAACCGCTCGACCAGATCTACCAGCGATCCGGTTTGCAGCCCCGCCTCCAGCTCGGCCAAGGCGCCCAGCGTCAGCTTCAGCACCCGCCGCTCGCCGTCGATCACGACGGCCACTTCACCTGCCCAGGGGTTCGCCATGGCCTTAGACCGCCGTGAAAATCAGTTGCCCGGCGCTGGCCAGTGACAGCTCATAGGTCGCCTCGCCATCATGCGTCCCGGCATAGTCGATCGAGGTCACCTGAAACGCGCCCTGCACCGTGCCGAAATCGGGGATGATCACCTGAAAATCCGGCGTTTCTCCATCAAAGAAGATCTGCCGCGTCCGCTCGTCCGATTCTTCATCGCGGAAAATCCCCGACCCGCTGATTGCCGCCGATTTCACACCGGCCCCGGCCAGCAACTCGCGCCATCCACCCGCACTTTCCAGGCTGGTCACATCCACGCTTTCCGCGTTGAAACTGATCCGCGTTGCGCGCAGGCCCGCCACCGACTGAAAGTTGCCGTCACCCGTCAGATCGACCTTGATCAGAAGGTCCTTGCCGTTTTGAACTGCCATTGTCGTGTCTCCAAGTTTGAAAGGTTAAGCCGCGTCGTCGATACGCGCGCGAAAGGTCAGATCGATCCGGCGCAACTGCCCGCCGCTTTCGCGCCGCGCCCGCGCCCTGTCGAAATTCAGCGCCACCAGGTGCCCCGCACTCAGGGTCAGGTCCGCGCCCACCAGCGCCCCGCTTACCGCCGCCGCCGCCAGTTTGGCGCTGGCAAATCCGGCCGCCTCGCTGATCACCGACACGGTAAATCTGTGCCACGCCCCGCCTGCTGTGCTGTCTGAGCGGTCACGCACATCCTCGGGGCCCAACGTGACATACAGCGGCGGCACCGTGCCCGATGGCATCGCATCGTAAATCGCCGCGCCCACAAGGGCGGTCAGCCCCGCGTCGGCGCTCAATTGTTGGTAAACGGCGGCTTGTAGCGCCTCGGATGCAGCATAGCTCATACCGCCACCTCCTCGGTCGCATAGCAGGTCAGGTAGCGCCCGGTCGGGTCACGATCCGCGACCGCCTCGATCCGAAACACCCGCGCCCCATCGCGAAACCGCTGTTCGGGCTTGGGACGTGACGGCGCACCGTAAGGTGCAGCGCGCACCATGATCCGATAGGCGGTGCTGGACATCTGCACCGAACCTTCCGTCACCTCGCGCCCTGTCCGCGCGGAAATATCGGCCCACAAAGTCCCCAGAACGGTCCAGCCCTGATCAAACCCGCCCGCGCCATCCGCCACCCGCGTCGGCGCTTCCAGCACCAGTTGTCGGTTCAATTTG